GGTCTCTCTGGAGAAGTCGAAAAGTTTGATTTTAGTACTGGAGAAAAACCTGAAAACTTCCCTGAAGAGTTCTGGGATGTAGAGGGCAACACGCCAAACGTTCAAGCAATGTATGATAGCTTTAAGAAGCAGGAGAAGATTGCGGGTGATCTACGTAGAAAGATGAGCACTGGAGAGCATAAAGTTCCTAAAGAAGCTGGAGAATATAAAGTTGAACTGGCTGAAGAATTTAAAGAATTTGTCAAAGATGATGATCCGATGCTTAACAGTATGAAGGAAATCGCTCATAAACATAACCTTCCCCAAGATATGTTTGATGGATTTATGCAGGATGCTGTTGCGAAATTGGTAGAAAATGCGAATGAAGGCATGTCCGAGGAGCAAGCTGCTGCCTTAGAGAAAGAGCACATTGATAGAGAAATGAAAGCTCTAGGGCCAAACGGGCCTCAAAAGGTACGCATGGTTAACAGCTTTATTGATGGTGCAGTAGCGCAAGGTAGACTGACTGAAGAAGCAGGCAATACCTTGAAAGAGGAAGGTATGACCAGCGCTAGGTTAGTACAAGCTCTTAACGAGGTTCGTGCTAATTTCGGAGTAGGTCAAGTTACACCTGTAGACAATACAGTTGATATGGATTTACCGGACGATTCAGCAATTGCCAAAATGATTGCCGATGCTTATGACGCAGGAGACGAAGCAGAGGTTAAGAGAATTGAGAACAAGTATTACCCTATGCGTAAGCGGGCCGGTAGACCGGATGCCTTGCAAGTAGGGTGATAAAATGTTAATTTGAAACGAGGAGATTTAACATGACTGGATATTTACCAAAAGATGCAGCAGGGTATCCTATACAAGCAGTGCCATTAAAGGCTGGCTCACACCAAGCTGTTAGTATAACAGGAACTTCTGCTAGGACATCAACTGATTTCGATGATCCCACAAATGCCGATCAAGGTAATACTAGGCTTATACGGGTATGGGCTGATGTACCTACTCATATAAGGACAGGTGATTCTAGTGTTACAGCAACTACAGATGATCCCTTATTAAGGGCTGATACGGTAGAATATCTGCCTTTACCAGTGGGACATGACCGCATAGCGGGTATAAAACTTACTGGTGGCGATGATGGTAATTTATACGTCTGCCTGACGATCTAAAACCCTTTCTTCTCTCTTCATACTATCCACTTAAAACCCAGGGTTTGCTTATCCTGGGTTTTTTGTTTATAATAAAATCATTACGACCCACGAACAGAGGGCTTCATCGTTAAAAACGACCCCTAGATACAGTAAGTGGCTTTATCGTACAAATCATAAAATTTAATAATTTAAATGGAGTTAAGGATGACAGCAAATCCATCAACTAACTTCAATACGTCTTATGATGCGATTGTAAAGCAACAGTATCAAGGCGCGATGAAGTTGCGTGGGACTACCAGAATAAAATCCAATGTGGTTGGTAGCTCACATGTATTTAAGGTTTATAACAGTGGACAAGCATTGCTTCGTACACCGCAAACCGACGTTACACCGATGAACATTCAACAAGCTAATGCAACGGCAACCCTAGCGGATTACCATGCACCAGACTATGTTGACATCTTTGACTTGAGTAAACTAGGTTTTGATGAAAAGCGTGAGTTAGCTACCACAGCTAAAAACGCTACTGGTCGTCAATTAGACCAGATCATCCTTGATGCTGCTGACACTGGCGCATCTGCTACTCAAGTTAGTGATGATATTGGTGGTACAAACACAGGTATTAACCTAGCGAAAATCTTACGCGCTAAGCGTTTGATGGATCAAAACGGTGTTCCTAATGACAATCAGCGTTACATGGCTATTCATGCTATTGGTGTTGAGCAGGCATTAGCAGTAACCGAGGTTAATAGCCGTGATTACAATATCTTATTGCCTCTCATGACTGGTGAGATTAATGCCTTCTCTGGCTTTAAATTCGCAATGATTGAGGACCGCGACGAAGGCGGTTTAGACCTTACTTCAAATATTCGTAAGAATATCGCATGGCATAAAGATGCTATCGGTTTAGCTATCGGTATCGACTTTAGGACAGAAATTAACTACATACCTGAGAAAACGTCTACACTTGTAAACGTACTATTTAGTGCTGGTGCAGTTGTGATCGACAACAAAGGTGTGTACGAAGTTCTTTCTTACGAAGCTTAATATAAGGAGAATTTATTATGACATTCAATATTGATAACTTCGGCCCTATTGGCAATAGCTCTAAACCTATATCGGGGGTGGGAACCAGTTCCATTAAAGGTTATCCTTCGAAATGGGGATATGCTACTGCTGATGCTATTAACACTGTAACAGCAGCGGGCTATTTTAATACAGTTTCTGCCCATCTCAATGTTGGTGATGATATTGAGGTGCTTAGTTCTGCCGGTTCTGGTGGGACTATGGCAAAAACTTATGTAACCGTTATTAGTAATGCATCTGGTGTGGTTGATGTATCGGATGGTACGTCTATAGACCAAACAGACACTTACTAATAACTATGGTGGGGAGGTGTATAAATTTTCATCTCCCTACATGCTGGAGAATTTTATGGGCAAGAAATTTGTAAATAATATTAATTTCAATGTCCGGTTTTTCCCATTCCCCCCGGGAGAGCCAGAATGCTCATTACCAGAAACTCCAGTTCCTAATTTCAAGGGTGTGTGCGCTGTAGTTGGTACACATCCTTGTTGGGAAAAAGATTTAAGCAAGCTTAGGAGTGAATATGGCGAAGTATATATATGCGGAGTCAATGAAGCTCCTAGGCTACTTGCTTGCGATCACTTGGCTACTGCTCATGGTGGTAAAATTGATGACTTTATTCAGCTTCATAGAACTTACCAACCTGATAGCCCATTACCTACGATATTCATACGTGATAATAATGAAGCACCTGAAGAGATTGAGGGTGTGGATTGGTACAAGATTCCAGTTCGTACTATGGCGGGTTCGGCTCCTTTTGCAGCAGGAGCAATGGCCCTACTAGGGTATGAAAAGGTTGTTATGTGTGGTTGTCCTATGGATGGTGGGGGAGGTTATGCATTTAACGATACACATGGAAGCACAAGAAATGACCCAAGAATAGGTTATGAAAATAGCGAACACGCCATGATTAAAAGTTGGCACATGTGCATGAAATTGTTTAAAGAACAGTTCCCAGATGTATCAAAGAGAATTAAGAGCATGAGCGGTAAGACTAAGGAAATATATGGCGGTATAGAATGAGCACGACAATATGTAGGTTTTTGGATACTAACGGCGATGGCACGGGCACGAAGGATGCTATAGGAGATTACTCCAGTGCAGCAGAGGATTTTTATATACAGCCAGGAGCTAATGAAACATACGAAATACACAGGTTAATAGTTAGGATAGCAGATAGTGGAGCTCCTGATGCAGGGAAATATGGGAACAACATAACGTTAACCAATGGTATTAGTGTCCATTTAGAAGGCGGAATAACAAGAGATTTGACTGACAATATGCCGGTTTTGTCCAATGGAGATCGGAGTAAGCTCTGCTATGATGTTAATGTAATTAGTTGGGGAACTGGCGATGATTATGTTGGGGTTCGTTGGACATTCTCTAAGTCAGGGGCTCCGATAACTCTTAGAGGCTCAATATCAGATAAATTGATAGTAAGGTTAAACGATGATTTTAGTAACCTGGTCGGCCATACATTTATGGTGCAGGGTCAGAATTTAGGAGGATAAGATGGCAGCTACAGATATAGCAATGTACAATCAAGCCATGATTAAGCTAAGGGCTGGTACAATAACAGCTTTTAATGACGGTAGTAATGAAGCTGATATTGGAAATATTCTTTATACTCCTGCGGTGAAAAGTTTGCTAACAATGCACGCTTGGTCGTTTGCTTTGAAGAAAGCAACGTTCAGTTCAACAACTGCTCCAGTTAACGAATACACATATGCACATACAGTGCCTAGTGAGGCTTTGTTGGTGTGGGCCATTTATAATTCAGATGCAGCAGGGGCCAGGCCAATAACGGATTATCGTATATTTGGCCAAGGGAGCAGTAGGGAAATATTCAGCAACCATAGTACTATCTATGGCGATTATACCTATTATACAGATGAAGCAAATTGGCCTCCATACTTTGAGGAGTTTGCCAGCGTATACCTGGCTGCTAAACATGCCAAAGCAATAACTGGTAGTACAGATTTTCAGAATAACCTAATGGAAGAGGCTTTCGGAACTCCAAGTGAAGGGGGTAAGGGTGGACTATTCGCAATAGCGGTTGCCACTGATGCAAAACAACAAAGCCCTGAAGTTATTATAGATTCACCATTCGTAAGTGCGAGGTTTGCTTAATGCCTGTATTTGAGACGAATCAGAAAAGGTTTACACAAGGAGAGCTTGACCCTGATATGAAAGCCAGGGATGATGTAGACCAGTATTACGGAGCCTTGGAGACAGCTACAAATGTATTTCCAGGTGCTCAAGGTCAGCTAAGCCGTAGACCAGCATTAGAGTTTATTGATAGGGTGCTTGGTGATCTAACCCTTTTAACGGGTGGAACTATCACAGAGACGGCCCCTAATGGCGGTACGGCTGGAAATGCATCAGATCAGGATAGATCAACAAAGCTTACGACAACAACGGGTATTAGTACGACGAATCCATATGTGGTTGTGCATTATGACCTTGGAAGCTCAAAGAATATTGGAACAATATATTTATACGACGCAAAAATAAGTTCTGGTTCTGCTGATGATTGGGCGGTTCAGGTTAGCACGAACGATATTACCTGGGTAACTGTTGAGGCAAGTAGTTATGTTGGTGACTCGGCGGGTAAGGTAACTCTTACTACAACCGCAAAGGATTTCAGTTTCAGAGTACATGGCAGTTATCAATATGTCAGGTTTGCCCGTGTTGGTAATGATGACGAAGGGAGCACAACGGCCGAAATCAGTGGTTTAGACGTTGTAACAGAGTCCAGCACCAGTAACGTTAAATGTATAGATTTTGAATTTAATAAAGACCAAACCTACAAAATGATTGTTTCTGATAAGAATATAGCAATCTATCAGGGTACAACATATCTTATTGATATATATGTAGAAGATTTAACAGAAGATGAGATCCCAGATATGGACTGGGAGGATGACGCAGACACGCTTATAATATTCCATGAGGATTTGGAAACTATAACGCTACAAAGAAACGGCGATAATGATATATGGGTATTGAGCACTGTTTCTTGGTCAAATATTCCTGTTCATGCATATGATGGGGCAAGTTTTAGCAATCCTGCGGGAAGTGTAAGCGCGGATGCTACAACGGGCTTTGTCACATTAACAGGATCAGGCACATCATTCACTAGTGCCTATGTAAATCAGTATATTAATTACACAGGAAGCTCTACTTTTGGCAGAATATTTGTCACTGAATATGTCAGCGGAACAGAGATTAAGGGTAATGTGATTGAAACCCTTAGTGGTACGGGAAGCATATCTACTGGAGATTGGGAATACGAATCAGGTTACGAAGAAATATGGAGTGCAACAAGAGGTTATCCACGTCGAGGTAAAACCTATGAGAATAGATTGTGGGTTGATGGTGGGAAGTCTAGGCCATCCGTTCTTTATGGAAGTAAGCGTGGAGTAACACAGGCGCAATTATTTGATTTTGACTTTGGAACGGCTCAAGACGATGAAGCAATCGGGCCATTAACTGGTGGCTATGATGTGATAGAGCATATATACGATGGGCCTAATCTTATGGTATTGACCTCTTCAGCTGAATATATCGTACCGCAAACATTCGGGGAGCCTATAACGCCAACCAATGCTGCATTGCGTAGGCAGACTTCAAAAGGTAGTGAAGCTAATCTAAGGCCAGCAGAGGTTGACGGTGGGGTTATTTATGTACAGCGAAATAAAGCAAGTATCCAAGAGTTAATTCTTACTGATCAGAGTGACCAGAAATACGGTAGTAACATTATATCTTTACTGTCCACTCACTTGATAGAAAACACAGTAGATTTTGCAGTTAATACGGGTAATAGTAACAACGAAGCATCCTACATAATGGCAGTGCAAAGCAATGGCAATCTATCGGTTGCAGCAGCATTGAGAACAGAAGGTGTTACGGCATTCGTTAGACAGACCACAGAAGGCGATTTTAAGTGTTGTGGCTCTGATGATGAGGATATGTTTTTTATTATTCAGCGTGGAAGTATAAACTATTTAGAGCGATTTAATTTCACGATGTACACTGATTCTGGTGTTTATGTTACTGAGGGATTGCCAGCACAAATACTAACAGAAAGTGCGAATGAGATTGACTTGCAGCACTTTGTTGATATTGGTGATGAAGTAAGAGTAATAGCGGATGATGTGGTATTAGATAATGATACATTGACCGTAGCTTCAATTGATCTAGGCACAAGTGCGAGTTCATACGCTGAAATTGGATTGGATTTTAACCCAACTATCAAAGACTTACCAGCATCCTTGCTGACTAATGACGGTAGGAGCGTGCTAGGACATAAGATCAACCTACGTGAAGTAGTTCTTAGACTTAAGGACACAAAACAGGTTATAATCAATGGTAAGGAGATTGATCTTACTAAGTATGATAGTTCTGGAACTGTTACTGGTCTAATTAGAAAGATGGGTTGGCGTGGTTGGGATGATGATGGACAAATAACCATCACCCAAGATGACCCAGTTTCATTAACATTGCAGAGCATTAAAAAGGTTATGGAGTATTAAAATGGCTGAATTGGCTTTAATGGCAGCAACAAAGATCGGGGTAGGAGCAGCCACTGTCACAGTGACAGCCGAGTCCCCGCCCACGCTCAGGCGCACTTCGATGAAGCCAGCCACCCCGACCGCAGTGGGCCAGGACGACGCACCGACCTTGATCGTAGCGACGTTCGCTGCACCGTTGGTGTTGGCAATGGTGAGAAGGATCTCATCCACAAACCCCGCCTTGGTGGTGTGGACGGCCTTGTCTCCGTCCGAGTTGGCCACGTTGATGGCAGCGCCATCAGTGGATTCCGACAGAACTTCTGACTTGATTTGAACCATGTTTGTTTTCCCTAGATCTGCAACATTTGTGAAATCTGGTCGCGCTCGTGCTGCCTGATCTTCCACACCCTCCCGCGGAAGGTCGCGATCTCGGCACCCACCTCCACAAACTCCCCTGCGACGTGTCCGGTATCAGGGTAGATCGTGACGAACAGAAAGCCACACGTCCAGCCATTGAACTCAATGGGGCCATGGATGTAGCCGGCGGCGATGGCCTCCGGATGCGCCATGCAGGACGTCTGGAACCAGTCTACCACTCCTGTGGCGTAGGAGCCTGCGGAGACCCGCTGGCGGTCGTGGAGGTGCCCGTTGGTGCCGTTGGTCATGAACCTGGCCACATGCTTGCGGGCCGAATCCTTGCCACACAGCCAGCCATGCACGGTCGTCCACAGCGGGTTACCGTCCGGCCCGTAGAGCGTCTCCCAGTTCTGGGCCACGTCCTGGGCCCGCTGGCGGGCCGTGAGGTGCAGGAAGTTCGAGCGGCACACGAGGCCCACCTCGTGCTTGTCCAACTGGAACTGCTCGGCGAAGCTGTTGGAGCGCAGCGAGGCGAACATCGGACCCTTGTCTGCCATAGCTGTGGCCAGCCGGACGTCGTGGTTGCCGATGAGGAATTTGATGTCAGCCTTGGGGTTGTTCTTGCGCGCCGGCTTCAACACCTTGTCCACGGCCCAATCTATCTCATCCTGCACCGTCATGGGGAAGTGTCCAGGAAACTGGCGGTGAGTGCTGAGGCTGGGGAAGTCCACCAGGTCGCCGTTGATGCGGACGGCGTTCGGCTTGTAGTCGCGATTGATGTCGTTCCACACCCTCAGCGCAAAAGGGTTGCAGAAGTGCGAGTGGAAGTCACTGCCGACCTGCATGGTGACGGGCTTCTTGCCGATCTTGAGCTTGCTGTAGGCGCCATGCCAGGGGCGCACGCACTGGTCCGCGTAGTTGGCCAGGTCTTGCGCCCGTGTGGTCTTCGACACGTTCCGCAGGACCGTCTTCGTCGCGAGTGTCGGCTGGAGCCCTGCCTGCCTCTGGAACTCTGCCCAGAGTCCGAAAACAAAGTCCACCAGGCTGGTGCTGTAGTGGCCCATCTGCCGGTAGCGGTCTCGGCTGGAGGAGGGCCCCAACAGCTCGCGGGGGATGGCGGCCACCCGCTGCAGGTCCGCGATCAGGCGCTCTTTGACCCCATCTGCCAGCGCGGGGTCCTTGCGGACGTCGTGGAGCAGGGCCTTGTTGAGGTGGCGCTGCTCACGCGCCTGCTCCATCAGCTTGGTGATGTCGCGCTTCTTCTTCGACTGCTTCTGAGAAGCACCTTGGCGAGGTTTCTTCTTCATGATCGAACAAGCATAACCCACATGTGGGCGAGGGGGGCGATGGCCTCTGCGCGGAACTTGCACAGCCGGTTCGCATTCGGGACGATGATCGTCAGCGGCCCGTGATCTTCCCGTAGCTTGGGAGCGTTCTCTGTCTCCAACAAACCAGGCTCGCAGCCCACGATCGACCAGTGCTCGTTCCCGTCGAGTGTCATGTAGGTGCCAGCCTTGGCCAACTGGAACCCCTTGCGGAGGGGATGGGAGGCCGTGGACAGCATGGTGATGATGTGGGCCATGACGTTGGCCCGTTCGGAGATGCTCTCCGTGGCGATGACGGTGCTACTGAAGTCCCACACCCGCGCCCGCCAGATCGCCAGCACGGCGATGAGGGACAAGCCCTCCTCGTCGTCGGGGATGACCACCCCTACGCGCGAGTCCGGCTTGCGGGAAGCGTCCTGGAACTCCTTCAGCTTCTCAAGCTGCCACTTCGTGGGGTTCCAGTTGAACAGCTTCGAGAATCCGATCAGGTCGTATTGGTAGCGAAGCCAGTTGACCTTGGATTGGTTGAACACCGGGGCGGCCATGTCAGGGAAGGCGGGCTTTGATCTCTTCCAACTGCACCTCCAACAGTCGAAAGTGGGTATCGAGGCTACGCTGTAGCAGATCCAACTCCGACGCAGTAACTGCGCCCTTGTGGGGGTGGGTCGAATGCTGCGACCAGACGAAGGTATTCATGGACCCAACAACTATGAGAATGGCGGCTATCATAGCCCACACTTGTCCCCACGTTGGGTGTTTCCTCGAAAGCCCGTTATCGTCTTGACTCATTACAGCCCCAGAAGGCCAAGGACCCAAGCGTAGTTAGTGACGAGGTAGTCGATGTCTGCCAGCATCTTCATCATCACGTCCACACTAAGATCCGGGTGGGCGGGGCCTTCTGTCGACGGTAGCGCGCAACCGGGCAGAAGGAGCCCCAAAATGCTAACTAGCCGGGCCCGCACGGCGCGCGGCCTCCAGCTCCATCTGCTGCTTCAGCTCCCGA